ATGGATTGTCAGCAATTGTGGTCAAGCATATATCTGGAAAGAACAGCAAGCTCTTCCTGAAAGCATACGAACAGGGGAAGCAGGCATGGATGGGAAAAGCAGTTGATGTATGCTGGCTCGATGAGGAACCCCCGCAGGATATATACTCGCAAACACTGCGTGCGACCTTGAAGACAGGAGGATGCACGTACATGACATTTACGCCTGAGAGTGGTGTTACCGATGTTGTGAGTCAGTTCTTGAACGAACTGCGGCCTGGGCAGGCACTTTTTCATGCGACTTGGAATGATGCAGAGCATTTAGATGAAAAGATTAAAGAAGAGATATTATCAGCGCTTCCACCGCATGAGCGTGAGATGCGTTCCAAAGGTGTACCGATTCTTGGAAGCGGTCTTGTTTTCCCTGTTCCAGAGGATCAGATCGTGGTTCCCAGCTTCACGATTCCAACGCATTGGGCGCGCATCAATGGTATTGATTTTGGGTGGGATCATCCTAGTGCTGTTGCCTTTCTTGCTCATGACCGTGACAACGATTGTGTTTATATTGTGGATGCACATAGTCAGTCGGCAGCAACTCCAGTGGTGCATGCACAGGCTATCAAGGATCGTGGATCATGGATACCAACTGCATGGCCGCATGATGGCATGCAGGCAGACAAGGGTTCAGGAACTCCGCTTGCAGCTCAATACCGCCGTCTGGGAGTTGAAATGTTGGGTTCGCACTTTGAAAATCCTGATGGTGGGATCACAGTAGAACCAGGGATTATGGAGATGCTAACACGGCTTCAATCAGGTCGTTTGAAGGTGTTCAATCATCTTGACAAGTGGCTTCAGGAGTACCGTCAGTATCACCGCCAGGATGGAAAGATTGTAAAGAAACACGATGATCTCATGAGTGCAACACGCTACGCGCTCATGTCGCTGCGTTATGCCCGCACGCTTTCGTTTGAACCGAAGCCGGAGTTTGCAATTGGCGCGCAGGATTGGCAACCCTTTGAGACACAACTAGCATCATGAGTTTACTTACCCGCATTTATGATTTGAAGTCGAAGCATAAGACTGCATCAGGAAACATTGCTAAAGAGCGCGCGCTTATTGGGGGGCTTACTCCGAAGATGGAAAAAGCGGAAAAAGCATACACGAAATTCCAGAAAGGTGATTATGCAAAGGCATCAGAAACCTTCACGAGTACAAGCAGGTCTTTTGTAGAGACTTATGGAACTGCATCAAATTTAGAGACATTTGATGCCGGCTTTGAAAATGCAGACGACTTGAGTGACTTCTATGGAGATATTTATGAGACACACCTGGAGGGTCAGTGGGACAAATTCAAGAAGACTTCAGGTTTCAAGAATTACGCAATGTGGAGGAACTATATTGCGAGCGGAGGCGGGCGGTTTATGGAAGAGATTTACAATCGTGCTGCACAGGGGCGTGCAGATTACAAGCGGCTGGTATATGACCCAAGGAAATCAATGGACGAAATACTAGGGACTGAAGAAAAGGAAGGCACGATTGGGAGGACAGGTAAAGCATACCAGACTGCATCAGACCAGCTTCAGACTTATTATGATACTTATACTGGCTACAAAGATGACATAGATGAAGCCAACAAGCGGATGCTAGGTTATGGTGCTTCGCAGCACGAGATCCAGGGGATGATGTCGAGCGCACAGCACATGTATGGACTATCAACAGAGCAACGTAAAACCGGCACGCGCGGAAGTGCGCGCAGGCGTTCAATGTTAACCAGCCGATCAGGCTACGCATAGGAGAACAAGATGGGACTTTTTTCAGGTGGAGCAGGTTTATTCCAGAGTTTTGCAAATTGGGCCGGCGAGCAATCAGGTTTTAACGAAGCATGGGGAGGAGGCAACTGGAAAGATCGTTTTGATATGCGCAAGGGGTTGCCAATGCCGAACTTGCCCTCTCCTAACATCCCACATCCAGGTGAACATTCCCTTTTGCCTAAGCTTTCAGAAAAATTAAATGAAGGGTTGACAGCATTAGGAGAGGAAGGTTCAGGAATCCATCGTCTTGGAACAAATGTGGAAGCAGTCTGGAAAAGTATTTATGAAGGAGTTGAGTACCCTGCAAGGACTTGGGATAAGTGGATGCGTGAAGGCCATAAGTTTGTTCATGGTAGGTCTTACGAGGAGGATGATTCTACTACTACCACTGATCCATCTTCAAGCAGTAGTGCTACCGTCACCACTACAACTGGCAGTGAATCAGGCTCAGCAGAAGAAGAACGCGCACGCTTAGATGCAATTCGGAGGATGCTAGCAGGAAGATATGGCCGTGCAGAAACCAATCTCACTGGCGGCTCTGGATATGGATCAGGACAAGCAAGAGGTTTAGGTGGAACAGTCTGAACAAACCGAGCGTGATTTTGTCACGGAACTCGTACAGGAATTTCAGGAACTAGAGTCAGACCGTCAGAACTGGGAACATTACTGGCAGCAGGTTGCCGAGTACATGATTCCAAGGCGTGCTGATTTTATTTCCAATTACTCCCCTGGAGAGAAGCGCCGTTCCAAGATATTTGAAGGAACTGGCGTGCGTGCGCTTACGCGTTTTGCAAGTGGCATTCACAACACGCTCACGAATGCTAGCATGCCGTGGTTTCGGTTATCAGTAGAACCTGAACTGATGCAGGATCGTCAAGTGCAGTTGTGGCTTGAGGAAGCCCAGCGGCGTGCTGCCGAGATGTTCAATAAGCCGGAAGCAAACTTTCATCCTGCCGCACACGAGTATTACAGTGATCTTGGAGCATTTGGAACAGGCGTGATGATGGTTCATGATCAGCCTGGAGTGGGGCCGATGTTCCGTGCGTTTCATCTAGCAGAGTGTTTCCTGCAAGTGAACTACTTAGGGCGTGTGGATACGGTCTACCGCAAGGTCAAGATGACTGCAAAGCAGCTTGTTGAAGAGTTCGGTATGGAAGCAGTTGCAGAGAGTGTGCGTAAAGCATTCACTGAAGGAAAGCAGTACACGAAATATGACTGTCTGCATGTTGTCAAACCACGTAAGGAGCGTGCTTACGGGCAAGCCGGCGCAGATAATATGCCGTACATGAGTGTCTACATCTGTCCGTATGATGAGAAGCATGTTGTCAATGTTTCAGGATATGAAAATCTGCCATACGTTTGCAGCCGCTGGGAGAGAAACAGTCAAGAAATATACGGGCGCGGGCCAGGAATCGAGGCACTCGCAGATGTTAAAATGTGTAATAAAATGGAGGAGTTAGGGCTGAAGGCACTCGCCAAGATGACTGATCCACCATTGATGGTTCCTGATGATGGTTTCCTGTCTCCAATCCGCACGACCCCTGGAGGGTTGAATTTCTTCCGTGCAGGACTTTCACCAAATGACAGGATCATTCCTTTGGAGACACGCGGGCGGCCTGATCTCAACGAGAACAAAATGGCAATGGTCAAAGACTCGATCAACAAAGCCTTCTATCTCGATATGCTGGAGTTGCCTGGGCCGGTTGCACCAGATGGTGATGTTCTCAGATTCAGTGCTACCGAAGTCAATCAACGCCAGCGGGATCGGCTTTCGATTCTGGGGCCGATTGTAGCACGGCAGGAAGTCGAGTTTCTGGGGCCACTTGTGGAGCGCACCCTGAACATCATGATCAAGAATAACATGATGCCGGAGCCTCCAGAAGCACTCATTGAAGCAAACTTCAATATTGAGTACACGAATCCTGTAGGTATTTCGATGCGCACCGGCGAGTTGACATCGATAAACACGTTGATGCAGTTTCTGACACCAATGGCACAGATCGACCCGAATATCTTACGAAGGCTTGACATCGGGCGTGTGGCAACGCTTGCAGCAGAGATCCTCCGTGTACCTCCAAGTGTGTTTAAAACAGACCAGGAGATGCAGGAAGAGATGGAAGCAGAAGCAGAACAAATGGCACGCCAGCAACAGCTACAGGAGCAAATGGCAGTTGCACAGGCGAACAATCTTATTTCAATGGCAGAGCGCAATCGCTCTCAAGCACAACTAGCAGATGCTAAAGCGGCAGGAGAAGGAGCGTAAAGCTCTATACGAAAGAGTTTTTGAAACAGAAGATGGCAAGCGCGTGCTAGAGAATTTATGCACACGCAACTTCATCTTCTCACCGTGCATAGTCCCTGGAGATCCATACTATACGCACTACAATGATGGCCGGCGTTCTGTAATTGCAGACCTTCTAAGCTATCTTAATATCAGTACCTCAGAACTGGAACGCATGGAGCGAGAATCCTATGAGCGAAGAACAGACGATTTCGACAACGAATACTGAAGCACCGCCGGAACCTAACACCATTTTAGGTGGTGGAGGGGAACCCGAAAGTGCTGCTGGTTCCCTAGCATTTGATCCTGACAGTCTTCCAGGCGAGCTTGCCAACGAGCCGAGCCTGCGTAACTTCGACAGTGTTGAGAAGCTAGCAAAATCATACGTTCATGCTGTACGCAAGTTAGGCGCGCCTGGAGAAGAATTGGTGCGTGTCAACGGCGAAACAGACAAGGACGAAATATACAATCGACTAGGGCGGCCTGAAGATCCAGGTGGCTACGAATTCGATGGTGAAGTACCAGATCATTTCCGTGAAGCATCTCATAAGATTGGTCTTAACAAGGATCAGGCACGCGATCTTCTGGGTTATATTGCTGATCAGAACAAGCAGCATTCCGAGGGCATGCGTGAAAACTATGAAAAGGAGCAGGTTAATTACCAGCAGTCGCTTCAGAAGGAATTCGGAG